TTGTTAGTTTATTAGGTTCAGCCTTCTGTAATCCTGCTGGAGAGTTTACTAAAGGTATGGGTTCTTTTAGAGGTAAAAAACACTTCATACACTTTGATACAGAGCAAGGAGATTGGCATTCACAAAGAGTGTTTAAGAGAGTTGAATGGATGAATAAAGGATTAAACTTAGATTTCTATCATACATTTGCTTTAAGAAAGATAGGTTATAAGGATAGGATAGATTTTATACAATACTACTTAGATTGTATGAGAGAAGAAGATAAGGAAATAGGTTTAATAGTTATTGATGGTATTGCAGATTTAGTTAGTGATGCTAACAACTTAGAAGAGTCTAATCTAATCGTACAAAAGATAATGGCTTGGTCTACTGTTTATGATTGCCATATCGTAACTGTAATCCACAGTAACTTTGGTTCAGATAAACCAACAGGACATTTAGGTAGTTTCTTAGAGAAGAAAGCAGAGACTCAGATACAATTAGAGAGAGATGAGAATAAGTTTGGTTGTATAACAGTATCTTGTAAAAGAAGTAGGAATACACCATTTGAGTCTTTTGACTTTATATTAAATGAAAACGGTTTACCTAAGATAATTACTCCTGATGAGTTACTTAGTTTTTAATCTGTTGATAAGTTATTAATTAATATTAAACAATAAACATTATATTTATAAAATAAGATACAATTATGAAAGATTTTAGACCAAGATTAAAAGGCAAGATATTAAAGGCTTATAAGAACCTAACTAAAGTAGAGAACAGAGTTCTTGTTATAGGTGATTTACACGAACCATTTTGTTTAGATGGTTATTTAGATTTCTGTAAAGAGCAGTATGCTATACATAACTGTAACAAGGTTGTTTTTATTGGAGATGTTATTGACAATCATTATTCAAGTTATCACGAATCATCAGCAGATGGTTTAGGTGGTAAGTTTGAGTTAGAACAAGCAGTAGCTAAATTAGCTAAATGGTATAAAGCATTTCCTAATGCAGATGTTACTTTAGGTAATCACGATAGAATAATAATACGTAAAGCACAATCATCTGATATTCCAAGTAAATGGATTAAGGAGTTTTCTGAGGTATTAGAGACACCTAATTGGAACTTTGTAACAGAAGTTTATTACGATGGTGTTAGATATGTTCACGGAGATAAAAGTGGTAAGGCAAGAATGGCTGCTAAAAGAGATATGGTATCTACTGTATCTGGTCATTATCATACAGACTTTTATTGTGAATGGATGTTTGGAAAGACAAGAGCTATCTTTGGTATGGCAGTAGGTTGTGGTATAGACAGTAAGTCTTATGCAATGGGATATATGCAAGGAGGTAAAAAGGAAGCTATTGGCTTAGGTATTGTACTAGGTGGTCATACTGCTTTTAATGTAAAGATGGAGTTGTAATGACAGAGAAATCTACTGTAGATTTATTAAATAATATTAAAGGGATTAACCTATCATTAGCATCGGACACTTATAGTTGTTACGATGCTTTTGACGTTAATTACATAGTCGAAATAAAGAATAGAAGAAAGTATTATTCTGATAAAATTATTGAAGCTATGAAAATGTATAGAAATTATCAAGAAGCACAAATAAAGGGAAAGACGTTTTTATACGTTGTAACAGACGAAAAAGGAGTGTGGGTATTCAATATATCAAAGAACATATCATCTATCGTTAAAACACCTGTAAAAGCCTTTAAATGCCCTAAGACTACAGACTTTAATGACAACAGTAAAATAGATAAGTATTCTTATATACTACCTGAATCAATGGCTAAATATATAAAATATGACTCATAAGATTATATCCCCTCTATTTGTAACACTACCTAGAAAGACTGTAAAAGATAAGAGGATTGCTTTAAATATGAATACCTATAGGAACTTACATCATAGAATAAGTAATGATGCTAAGAAAGCCTATTCAGAAGCTCTTAGAGAGCAGTTAAAGGACTTATCTATACAAACACCTGTCGAGGTAACTTATAAGGTCTATAAAGGCCTCTAAAAGGCGTTTAGACAAAATGAATGTCATTAGTGTAGTGAGTAAGTTTTTATTAGACTCGATTACAGATTATGGTTGTTGGGAAGATGATTCAGATGATTATATTAAAAAAGAAACCATATTACCTACAGAATTAGATAGAGAAAACCCAAGAGTAGAAATAATTATAAAAGAGATTTAATGTTAGAAAAATTAGCAGTTCATCAAGAGTTATGGATTAAGATGTTAGTGAATTTAGGATGTAAGATTGATGTAGCTGAAGACTTGGTTCAGGATATGTATCTTAGGATGCATAGGCTTGTTAAGGATGAGAGTAGGAATTATGTACAAGGATGATATTAATAGGTACTTTGTATGGGTTACATTAAGGAATTTGTATTACTCTTACTTAAAAGATAAACGTAATAGTATTTTCTATGAGATATTAGAGAATGATGAGGTTGTTGAGAAGCAGTATGATGTGGAGGAAGATGATGCTTTTGAGAAGATAATGAGTCAAGTAGAAAGTATAACATCTGGTTGGACTGTTTACGATAAGAGGTTATTTGAATTGTATTTTATACAAGGCTTATCTTTACGAGCTATATCTAAAGGAGCTAAGATAGGATTAACCTCTATACATAACTCTATACTAAACCAAAAAGCTATATTAAGAGAAAGTTTATCAGAAGATTTAATAGATTATTTTAACCAAGATTTTGACAAGATATGAAACCAGACAATTATTATTTAGAATTAGAAAAGAAAGGATACTATGAAACTATAGACAAAAGGTCTAAGGATTACAGAGAGTATAAGGAATGGAACAAGACTAAGGTGTCTAAGGATTATGAAGCACTTAAAGATAATGTTGCTAAGCAATCTGAAGGTGTTGGAGATACAGTAGCTAAGATTACTAAGGCTACAGGAGTAGATAAGTTAGTTAAGTTTATAGCAGGAGAAGATTGTGGTTGTGATGATAGGCAAGTTAAGCTAAACAAGTTATTTAGTTATAAAAAGATAAACTGTATATCTGAGGATGATTATACTTACTTAAATGATTTTATAAATAGCAATCCAAGAAAGGTAACTCATAATCAGAAAGTAAGATTGATTAAAATACATAATAACGTATTCAATATGAATCAGAGAGTTACAAGTTGCGAACCTTGTATCATAGGAATTGTAAATAAATTAAAAAAGTATTTGGAAGTATATAAATAGTTTTGTAGTTTTGCTTTAAATTAAACAGATATATTATGAAGCAAACTAAAGAAGATAAATTAACCAAGTTCTGGAATCACAGAATCAATCCTGTTACAGGTTGGTTTGATGACAAGAGAATGCATAAGAAGAAAAAACCTAACAATAAACTACTGATTTATGAAAGTAATATTTGATGCAGATAGTTTAATCTATGCTTCTTGTTTTAAGAAGAAAGATGATAGAGAGTTTCCTGAAGACTTATTTGAGACAGATGTTAATGTTGCTTTCAATAAGTTTCAAGTTAGCTTTGAAAGGTTACTTGATTTCTTAGAAGAACAAGTGAATGTTGATGAGGTAGTATTTTGTAATGGTTCTAAGAATAACTTTAGGAAAGATATATCAGCTACCTATAAGTTAAATAGAACGCAAAAGAGACCAGAGATATTACCTCTACTTCACGATATGGTTAAGCTTGAATACAATTCTATTTATGGAGATGGTGTAGAGACAGATGATGTTGTAGCTACTCTATGGGCAGAAGAGGTAGAAAAGAATGGTATTGACTCTGTTGTTATAATGTCTTTAGATAAGGATTATAAGCAATTCCCTTGTTGGTTTTATGACTACAACTACAAGAAAAGAGAGTTAGTTAAAATATCAGAGCAAGAAGCTAATGAGAACTTCTATTCTCAGATGATTGTAGGGGATTCAGCAGACAATATAAAGGTTTGTAAGGGTTATGGTAAGGTGTATGCTCAAAAGTTGTTTAAAGACGCTAAAAACAAGTATTCATTAATGAATAGAACTTATAGACTTTATAAGCAGGTTTATGGAGATGATGCAAAAGCTATGTTTAATCAAGCTAAATCATTACTAACACTAAAAACAGATTGTTATGAGAACATTAAGCGATGAAGATAGGGATACTGTAGAATTGTACTTCTCGAATGCAATACTTGAGATGCAGGAAGGGTTACCTAAATACATTTTAGAGGACATTTTAGAATATTACGAAGAACAAGAGTTATACTTGGCTTGTGCTGGTATAAAAAAGGCTTTAGATTGGTATCAAACCAATACCTTTACTAAAGTATTACTTAAAATAGAAGAAATAAAAGAAAACAATAAATTAAACTAAAACAAAAAAGATGATAGATTACAACAAAAAAACAGCAGATGAATTAGCAAGAGATTTTGAATTATTAACAGGTATTGACTTGAATACTAACTCAAGGAAGACTGAAATAATGATTACAAGAACATTATTCTATAAAGTTCTAAGAGATGTTAATTATATGAACGATAGAATGATTGCAGAATGGTTTAAAGAACGAGGATTAAAAAGAGATAGGTCTTCTATACTTCAAGCACTACAAAAAATAGGTATTTACTATAAAACATACCCATCATTCAGAGATTTTTATAATGTTTACTTTAATGATAAGGCTGAAGAGTTTTTTACAATAGAACAGACTCAAAAGAGAGTTTTAAAGGAGTCTAAACGTAATTTACATATAAACTCATTAAAAATAGGTAAAGATAGCTTAGAATTGCTTATAGACACTATTCCAGAGGATAGAAGAAATGAAATACGTGAACTGATTACTATGAGAGTTAAATCTTGGTCTTGGAAGAGTAAAGATGAATGTCAAATAATAGAAGGAGAATCTATATTAGAATTACATTAACTTATTAATAAATAAATTATGAGAGGTACACAAACACATTACGAAAATGGCAAAGATTATGACATTATAGATGTTATTAGAGATTATGACTTGAATTTCTGTAGAGGTAATATAATTAAGTATATTGCAAGAGCAGGAAAGAAGCAAGATGAACTACTTGACTTAATTAAGGCACAAGATTATCTCAATAGAGAGATAGAACTATTAAGGGAGGCTAATTAGCTTCCTTTTTTAGTTTAAATGTTAAAGAAATGTTAAAATTTGTTAAAAAGTATTTATAATCCAAAAAACTATTGTAGATTTGTGTCATAATCAGGCAGATTGCCATAAAATAAATAATTATGTTACATTACAAAATTTACGACAACCAAAAAAGAACTGCAGAAAAAGTGTTTAATTCAATTAGTCTTGGTAATAGACGAATACACTTAGTAGCACCTACACAATCAGGTAAAACAGGAACTATTATCCATTTAGCTAATATGCTTCCTAAAGACAACTTCATTTTGACATCAGGAATGATGGACAATCATTTATTTAATCAGAATAGTTATATTGCAGAAGTAGCTGCTAACAACATTAGAGCTATAAAGATACATAACTTACTTAAAGAACCTAATCCTAAGAAGATAGTTAAAGACCTTAACATAAAGTATATTGTTATTGATGAGAATCACTTTGGTATAGGTGAGGAGTCAAGGTTAGATTTATTTATAAGAGACTTGCGTAACAACTGTCCTAATGTTGTTATTATATGGGTTGGAGCTACAGGTTACCAATTAATAAATAGTGATATTATTGATGATACTATACAGATGGATGTTCCAAGTAATTACTATGGTGTAGCTGATATAATAAAATCAGGTAACGATTATAGACTCTAAAGATTTTAAGTATTTATCTGAGTTAGACTCTAAGATTAGAAAGAAGAATAAAGTAGATTATGGAGTAGTAGTTAATGATGATATGATAAGATTACTTGACCACTTAAAGTCTTTTAAAAATGGTTTAGGTATTGTTAGAGTTCGTTCAAAAGCATCAGCAGAAGTTTTAAGACTTAGTTTAGTTAATAGATTTCCTTATGCAAAGGTTTTTGTTGCAGTATCTGGTAACGGAAGTTCATCTATTGCTGAATCAATAAAAGATGCTAAGATACTATGTAAGAATAAAAGAGTTATACTAATAGTATGTCAATCGTTAAAAGCTGGTATTGACTTAGGAGATGCAAAAGAATGTATTAGATTTATTGTAGAGACTTATAAGACCTGTGCATCTGTATCTCAAGGATTGGTAGGTAGAATATGTGGTTACCACAATAATACATCTTGTTTATTTGTAGCAGACCCAGAAGCTATAGCTTTACAAGCTGCCTATGAGAATGACCTATAGAGTTGTTAATGAAGAATTTTTATCTAATTGTTTCTCTGAAAACTCAAAAAGATTAGGCACTAACTTTTCATTTAAGAGTAAGTTTAATACCAAGAGTGAATATTATTATGGAGGTAGTGCTTATAAAGTTAGTTCAATATCAGAACTTAAAAGCGAATGGTTTGCTGGTTATAATGACAGATACCTTGACAAATTAGCTAAACTTATGACTAAGATTAAAGATAGTAATGGTCAATATATTTTAAAGTCATCAGACTATCCTGAGAATACAGATAGAATAAATACTATACAAAGTGAGAAATTTAAGCATAGAAAACAATTTGATTTTTATGTAGGTAAAATGAGTGATAGAATTAACTTTACATCTATATTCCATAGGTTTGCTAATACCTCAGAAGGTAGAAGAAGAGGTGGTTTAAAGGGTGGTGAGTCTAATAAAGATTATGCTAAAGCAATAAAAGTTGGTATTTTGTATGATAATAACGACAAAATGTTTTATATTGCAGTCAGAGATTTACAAATGACAAAGAGACAACTTAACTTAAACATTACTAATAAAACTATTTTTAACCCATTAAATGTATAATTATGAGATTTAAAGAGATTACAGTAGAACTAATAGAGCAGTACTTAGATGGAGTACTGCACGGAGATGAGGAGCATAGAGAGTGGCTTACAGAAGCTACCTACGCATTCTTTGCAGAAGACAAGCCAATACCATCTCCTAGAGGCTCAGGAACTAAAGATAGGCTCTATAAAGAGATAGAAACACTTAGATTAAGAATAAAAGAATTAGAGAAATGAAAGAACTAATAGAAACACTACAAAAGATTGATACAGATTTTTATAACGGAGGTATTACCTTTGGTCAAAAGTATGACCTTATAAATGCTATTGAAGAGGTATTAAGAAACCAAGAATTTATTAAATAGAAGTTATGACAGAAGAACTAAAGAATAGGATATTATCAATAAGACCAGAATACTCAAGTAACAGTAATTCTATGCACCCACTTCCTGATGAGATTTCATTATACTATCAAGAAGATGATTACTTAATAGATTTAAGTTTAGATATACACGATGTGTTAAAGACAGAGGTTATGAAAGATGAGGAGGATTGTGAGTTATCAGATGCAGATGTTACTTTTATCTGTGGTTACCTATCTGGATTATTGCATTACGAAATAGAGCTTACTAAGAACTATTATGAGGCAGAACGTAACGAGCAAGGTAATTACTATTATTATACTTAAAAAACAATAGAAATGTTAGATAAAATATTAGAATACTTTCCTGAAGAAGATTTACTAAAAGCTGATGGCTTTGATGATGCTATAATTGGGTTAGACAACAGTAGTATGAGGTTAATATATTCAAAGAATACTTGTATAGAGATACTTATTTCAGAAGGTATGACAGAGGAGGATGCTTTAGAGTATTTTGAGTACAATGTTAGTTCAGCTTGGGTTGGAGATATGACACCTATTTGGTGCTTAGATGATTTGTAAAAAACAAAATAACAACACTTTAGTTATCATAATATGAGTAATTCACAAGAGATTAAGCCAACAGATGGTAGAAAAGGGAATAGTCGTAAGAAATCTATTCCTAAGCTACCTGTACCAGAAAAAGAGAGGTCTAATAAACCTGCAATGAATACTGCAAAGAAGAATCGTAAGAAACAATATGCTAAAAAGGCTATTAAGAACGTATTTGGGAGCGAAGTAAACGCTTTTGAGAGTTTAGCTAAGAAAGCAGAAGAAGGTAGCTATAATCATATGAAATTGCTTATGGATTTTGCTTATGGAGATGATAAAGAAGAGGTTTCTAATAAAGTTCAAGCACCTACTATTAATTTCTTTGGAGATAGTATTGAAGGCAAGAAGATTAAAGATAAGATTATAGACGTAACACCAAAAGATGAATAATATAAATATACACGAGAAATATATACCTATTTTCAAGAACGAAGGTAGGTATTTTGTTGTTACAGGAGGTAGGGGTAGTGGTAAATCATTTGGTATAAATGTATTCTTACTTAACTTAACCTATGAATCAGGACATAAGATACTGTTCTCACGTTACACGATGATTTCAGCACATACATCTATTATTCCTGAATTTATTGAGAAGATTAACTTAATGGGAGTTCACGATGACTTTAGGATAACTAAAGATGAGATTATGAACCTAAAGACAGGTAGCTCTATTATATTTAAAGGTATTAGAACATCATCAGGTAATCAAACTGCAGCACTTAAATCCTTGAATGGTATAACTACATTTGTAGTTGATGAAGCAGAAGAACTTGTAGATGAAAGTGTTTTTGATAAGATTGATTTCTCCATACGTTCACAAACTAAACAGAATAGAGTTATTCTTATACTGAATCCAACAACTAAAGAGCATTGGATATATCAAAGATTCTTTCAGAACGAAAACGTATTGGCAGCATCTAATATGGTTAAGGGAGATGTTACTTATGTCCATACAACTTACAAAGATAATAAGACAAACTTATCTGAATCGTTCTTAGGTAGGATATATGAAATGAAACGTAAGAGACCAGATAAGTATCAACACCAAATATTAGGAGGTTGGCTTGAGAAAGCTGAAGGTACTATTATAAGAAAATGGAGAGTAGGAGACTTTATTCCTACAGAACTTACTTGCTATGGTCAAGGATTTTGGATTTTCAGCCGATTTAACGACACTTGTGAAGATTTCGGTAGATAAGAACGCAAGAAAGGTTTGGGTTAAGGAAATCTACGGAAAACCTAATCTAAACACATCTGAGATAGCAGGTATGAATAAACGAGAGTGTGGTATGGATTTAATTATCTGTGATAATAGTGAGCCACGTTTAATATCAGAGATGAAAACATTAGGTCTTAATATAAAGCCTACAATTAAGAAGAAAGGTAGTATATTATCAGGTATTGCTCTTATGCAAGATTATGAGATAGTAGTTGATAGAGGTTCTCACGGCATAATAAGAGAGCTAAACAACTATGTATGGAAAGATAAGGGTGAAGCTCCAATAGATAAGTTTAATCACTTTATAGATGCTATTAGGTATGGTATGATGTACTTAATACAGGGAGTAAACTCTGGAGTTTATGTGATAAGGTAATAATAAAATGTTTAATATGAAGGGGGATAATTAATTTTGTCTCCCTTTTTTTGTTTAATATGATGGGGTATGTTTAATATAATGGGGTAAAATTATGTTTAATATAATGGGGTGCAATTCATTATTATTCATACCAAAATTTAATAGTAGATTTATTTTGTTATATGAAAAAATTGTTGTAGACGTATGCACCTGTTTCCTTATTAAGTTATGTTACAAATTTACAATAGTGTTAAAAGATGGCAATTCATAAAAAAAGTTAAATTGCAAAGTTTTTTATTTTTTTTGTTGTGTAATTAAAAAAAAGATGTATATTTGCCTCAGATAGCAATTAAGTTATCTATTAAAAACATTATAATATGAATATAAACATCCTTAAAGCAGTACAAATCTACACTACCAAAAAAGATTTTATTATCTACACTATTAAAGACAATACTATTGATAAAATGATTCTTACAAATGATTTGACAAGGCATAGAAAAAAGTTCGGCATTAATAGTGAGTTTCTGCTGACTGATATAGTAAAAAAACAATTAAGAATAATTAATATAAATTTATAACGATATGAAATTGACAATAACAAAAGGTAATTTTTTAGATTTCTATTTCAATTACGGACAAGATTGTGAACTAAAAGAAATTAGATTCGATTTGGCTGATGACATTATAAAAATTCTTTACGATAAAGATAATGCGACAATATCAGTACAAAGTATATTTGACCAATGCAACAAGGATTCTATCAGAGGTTTTTATTGTGAGCAGTTAACCGATAATATAGAACAAGAAATAGGGGATATATTTTCCAACTATGAAATAGAATTAATATAAATTTATAATAATATGGAATACACAAAAGATTTTCAACAAGTAATGGATTTTTTTAGAGATACTACACCTAAACAGAAACAAATGTTTTTAAACTTAATCAGCAATGAACTAATGTTTTTTGATGGGAAAAATACTTATGAAATAGATAAGGAATTTTTTACCAATTTTAATGGCACATATCATCAAATTAATATAGTAAGGGAGTAACGATATACAAAAACAAAGAAAGCCTTTAACGAGGCTTTTTTTTTGCTTTATGTTTAATATAATGGGGTGCGTTTAATATGAGGGGGTGTTTAATATGATACCCTATGTTTAATATGAGGGGGTATGTTTAATATGAGGGGGTATATTTTGTTATTTAGAATGATTCTTAATAGCTTATTCTTATTTAGATTGATTAAAAATAGCTTATTTATATTCATTATAAATAACGATATTATTTTTTTATATGGTTTATTTTTTGTAGACGTATGCACGTGTTCAGTTGTTAAAATTATAATACAAATTTAAACCATAGTAGTAATAGTATAAAACACTGAAAAATTATTTTTGTTACATTTTTTTTGTTTTTTTGTACTAATTACAGTATTCTTAAAAAATTAACAAATCAACCTATTTAAGCCATATTGTCATAAAAAACTGACAGTTTTACAGTATTTTTGTTGCATTTTTATTAAAAAAGTGTATTTTTTTAGCTATAAAATTGACTAAAATTTACTAAAATTACACTATTCGTAAAATTTTAACTAAAAACACCTATCAAATTACAATATTCGCAATGAATTATTCTCAGTTTATTTAATGTTTTATTAAATTATAATTATATAAAATATAGTTTTATTATAAATATCATAAAAATTCGCATTTTAACACTTTTTTTGATGCAAAAAACCTTATAATTTGATATTTTTTTATAGGTTTGAATATTATTAATCATTAAAACATAAAACAATGGAAATTAAAATAGAAAATGACTACATTGGCTGGCTAGAAACAAATACAATTTTGTTTAGTTATACGGATGCTATAAACTTCTTGTTTAAACAATTAAAATCTAATAATAAATGGGGTTGGATAAAAAATGAATATCCAAAATCTGAATTTAATTTATATATAAAAACAGGTATTGATGAATACGATAATAATATATACGTTAAAATAGAAAGTTTTAAAATATCTAAATTAAGAAAATTAGCAAAATTAAACATAACTTTTTAAAAACAATAAAAATAAATAATACTAATTTAAAACTCAAAACAATGAATAAACTAGAAAAATTAACTCAAAAATTATATAATTTAATAGAAGAAAATGTAAACGATGGTTTTACTCGTGCCGAAATGTATGATATAATAGAAGATATAGAAGAATTATATTAATTTAAAACCCAATAAAATGAATTTATACTTTTTATATTCAGAAAAAGAATTAAAAAAAGAATTGTATAATAATACAAAAAATAAACATCTTATAATAGATGAATTATATAGACGTCTTAAAAAATCAAAATTAAATTAATATAAACAAAAGAGCGCATGCGCTCTTTTATAAAACCTAAACAATGAAACAAATTAAAAAAGTAATTAAGGAAATTAAAAAAATAGCAAAAGCAATTCATAGTATAAAACGCTAAAAATATGGAGTCAATACAAAAATTAAGAGAATACGCAAATTTGAACGACGACTGGTACATTAATAGTCAATTAAATTTATTAGAAACAGAAATTAGCATTGCTAAAAACGAGGCTAAAATTGAAGTATTAAAACAAATTAATAATTATAAAAATAAATAAGATGAATAATAATATAAAATTTAAAGAAGTAACAATTTACGTAACGGGTGCGAACGGCGAAGTATTCGAGTATCATAAAAATAATGAATATCAAAATACCAAAAAAGAAGATATAATAAATATATTCAAATTAGAGCCTTTACACTATGCTACTGAATTAGATGGTTATGATATGGCAAATATGAAAAGTTTTAATACTTATAACTGGGGAGCTCCTTTCACGCTTTGTGGTGTTGCAACTGAAGATATTTACGACGGAATTGCTATAGTTAACATACATTTAGGGGGGCGATGCTAGGGGTAACTATAGTGAACCTTATATTTGTGATGAACCTGAATCGTTATTTTTACAAAGTGCTTTTTTAGATGTTGAGTTGTCCAACGGTGAAACCTATAGTTTTGATTGTGATAATGGAGAAGCCTATTTTAATTTTGAAACTTTTGACCCTTATTATATAAACTTTGAAGATAGCTTAACAATCGAACAATTAACCGAACTTGAAGAAACTAAAAATATATAAAATGTATAAACTAAAAATAAACTTTAAACTTAGACTAAAATTAATTAATACCAACAAAGACTTTATTTGTTATTCACTAAACAAAGATAAAACGCAAATAGATAGCTATATCTTAACGAATGACTTATATAGACATCGAAACAAGTACACAAATTTTAAGGCGCTTAGTTGCATTAAAAAACAATTTAATTCAATAACTTTTTAAACTTATAATAATATGAAAAAAATATATAAATTGACAGCAACAAGAATAGATAGTAATTTTATTTTTGAAGAGTGCTATTTTACATCTAAAAACAAAGGAGTTAAGAGTATGGAGTATATTAAAAACCACCTCATTAATAAATACACATATTTAGATAAAAGCAATGTTCAAAAATATAATACATTTAATGCTATTCAAACATATATAATCGATGATACATTTAATGTATCTTTAATAGAACACAATATAAAAACATTAACAATAAAATACATTTAAAGATATGAAACGAAAAGAAATAATTAATACAATATTGGATTTGTCAGGTGAGGAATTCGAAACTAAAAACGATATATTGGATTTGGCTTATGAAAATAAAAAACAATTAAAAAAAAGATTAATAACTATAAACAATTACATACCATAACATTTTTATCTATAAATTTAACCTATTATGATTCATTTTGTAATAGGTTTTTTTTATGCAATTATTTTTGTAATTACTTGGTATTGTATGGGGGTATAATACAGGAATTTAAACCGATATTCAAAACTCATTTTAAGACGTTTTAAGACACTCAAATATCAAATCTATAGTAGTATACCACCTGCAGGGTGATAATGGCGTAGAATGGAGATTTAAATTGTGTAGTATGTCACTTCTATGAATTCAAACCTAAGTCAAATATCTTTTCGTTTAAAACTGACATATCAATTTTGAAAATATAATAATTAGTCCAATACTGATTATAGTCTAATATCTTTTTGTTATAAATAGGTAATTTAATTTTGAAAATATAATTATATGCTCGATGGTTAGATATGCACCCTCCTATAATCTTAATGTATGTTAGTAGTTAGCTAACTGATATAACTGGTTATGCTCGTTAGTTTGAATATCTATTGGGTGCTACGAAGATTATAAAGGTTATAGATGCAATTACTAAGGAGACTTAATGTATCTGAACCAATAGCCTTACGATTGTGACTAAAGTTTGGTAGGTTAGAGAGAACTACAACTCTGTATATTAAGATAACTAAATAATTTATTTTTGTTTGTGTATAATGTTGTATTATAAATAAATAGTATAGTATAGTTATTTACTATAGATTTTTCTTATACTTATCAAATATCATTATATCGTGGTATTGGCTTTTGTTTAGTTTAAGACTTAGTAGGTCTTGTTTAGCTTCTTTTCTTTTGTTGCTTATAGGTAATCTATCTATAAGTTGTTGTAGTTTCTGTATTAGTTTTCTTCTGTTCATAATGATTGTTTTAGTTTGTTAAATATAATATTATGTATGCTATTGCTACATTTAAGTTTACTGCTACTAAGTTCCATTGTTTAGCTACAAATACTTGAGGTATTGATACTATACCTGCTATTATGTATGTAACCATACCTATTTTATCTGGTAGTAGGTGTGGAGACATCATCATAAATGAAGTTCCCATATATCCTAATCTACTTGATAGTCTTTCTACAGGTGTTAGTTTCTTCTTTCTAACTAAATTAGTTAGTGGAATATTCTTTATGTCTATTTATTATTTTATTAATCATCTTAATCAAGTCTTAAAAAATCAGATTCAGCATACTTTAAGAACCATTCTCTATTGTTCTCATATTTATCTACTACTGCTTCCAGCATTACTAACTCTTCTATCTGGTATGATGATATTTTATCTACAAGTGATTCTATCTTGTTTAAGATATTAGTTGTCATCTCAGGGTCTGTTTTATAGACACTATCAAACTCTTCTCTTACGATAGGTTCTAATATAGTATTAGTTCTATTTATCTGTTGCTTTAGGCTTTGTTTGTATCTATTGGTAGCTACAAGCTCTTCATTAGACTCTAATAGTAATTGTGATAGCAATACTGACTTTAGGTATGCAATCTGTTCTTTGGTTGTTTGTTGTTTACTCATAATTATTGTTTTAGTATTTATCTATTATTCCTTCTATATTCTTAAACCTCTCTTTTAGTTGATTCCTCATAAACGACCTTCTAACGCCATCATCTCTCTTTACTGTGTCTTTACATTCGGTAACTTTATCGAAGTAATGAGGTTGCTTTAAATCAAATGTAGAGATAGTTTCTACTACTCTATAGATTCTATTTGTATCTAAACATTTAAACTTAACAAACCTAATACTTAACTTCTCGTCTAAAATATTCATATTCAATCTATCTAATGCAAATATAGTTAAATTATTTAATCTGACAAAAAAATTAACACAAAAAAAATAAATTAAGTTATCTTAGTATAACAATGTTTATTTATGAGTGATTTTAGTTTTGAAGTACCTGCAACATTAAGAGGTATAAAATTAAACCAATGGCAAAGGTATATTGATATTTACGAGAAGAATAAAGACGCAGAAGATACTGAGTTTTTAGACAAGAAGCTTTTAAGCATCTTTTGTAATATTGATTTTAAGGATATAGACAAGTTAGGATTAGAGGTGTTTTATAGCACTATACAACACATTTCTGACTTACTTAATCAAAAGATAGATTTAGTTCAAAGGTTTAGCTTAAAAGGTACAGATGATGTTGTTGTAGAGTTTGGATTGATACCTAACTTTGATAAGATGAGTTATGGAGAGTTTATAGACTTAGAGAAGTATATGTTTGACAATAAGAATTATCATAAGGCTATGGCAGTTCTTTACAGACCAATTAAGTTCAGGAGTAAAGATAAGTATCTTATACACGATTACAAGGGTACAGAGTATATGGCTGATATAATGAGAGACGCTCCATTAGACGCTGCACTTAGTGCAAGGGTTTTTTTTTATCGTTTAGCGACAAAATTAGGGAATTATACGATGGCTTATACACTCAAAGAGTTGCAGAAGAAACAGGAGGGTCGGCAGGACAAGCTTTCGGTAGAAAATGGGGAGACTATCAAGCAATATTTACTCTCGCTAGAGAAGATGTTAGAAGAATCGGAGAGGTTACAAGACTCCCTTTACACCAATGCTTAATGTATTTGGAATTTGTAAAAGAGAAATCAGAATTAGAAAGTAGAATGTTAAAACAAAAAATGAGATGACACACGTTTACGACATATTAGAAATCATAAAGGATGAGTTACTAACAAGTCCATCAGTGAATACTGTTACTTATGGGGATTTAAGTGAGGTTGATTTAGATAAGACTACTATATTTCCATTATCACATATGTTGATAGATAGTGCTAATTACAAAGAGAGAACAGTTGTTTTTAATATTAATCTACTTTGTGCAGATATAGTTGATTACAATACTAAAAAGGCTAACCACGAATTGTTTTATGGTAATGACAACTTACAAGACGTTATGAATACTCAATTCCAAGTTATAAACTCTTTAATAATGAAGTTGATGAGAGGAGATTTATTTGAGATGAATTATCAAGTAACTACACAACCAACTGCAGAGCCATTTAAAGAGCGTTTTGGTAACGAATTAGCAGGTTGGGGAGTAAACATATCAATAGAAGTTCCTAATGGAATAAGCATCTGTTAATGGAAGGAGAGAACTTAAAATTAGCTTTAAGAGAAGTAGGTAAGCTTATAAGAAAGAACTTAAAACAAAAGTTTAAGGAGAAAGACTTTTATGCTTCAGGCGACTTAGATAAGTCTTTTAAGTATAGAGTTCAAGACAATGAGCTATACATCTTTGGGGAACAGTATGCAAATGCTCTGTCTGGAGGTATAAAGAATAAAGGTAAGTATAGCCACGATATGGCTGATAAGTTAGCTAAGTGGGCAAAGGATAAGGGTATGAGACCTGTATTTAGGTTATATGAGAAAGATGTTGATGGGAAGTATAAACCTACAGGTAAGTTTAGAAAAGTTTATAAAAGTAGTTGGAAGTCTTTAGGTCTTGTTTTAGCAAAAAGTATTGCAGAAAAAGGTATATCTAAAAGATATAAATACAAAGGTAATAAGTTTATAGAAGCTATTAAGAAAGAAACTAAAGAAGAGATAAAGAAAATATTAAAGGAAGGTTATAGAAAAGATATAGCTGCTCAATTAAAAACATTAAAAGCAATTAAGTAATGGCAAATGTATTATTAAGAAGTCCATACCATATTTCAGAAGATATTGGTTCAGATTTATCAGCTAAATTAGAAATCACAATAGATGGTACTTTACAGTACACAATAGTAAAGAATAAGACTTCAAGTTCTAATTACGTACTATTTGAGATTTCTGAATTAGTAAGAGATTATGTAGATATAACTTATAATGGTAACATAAACGATTCTGATTTGAATGTAGTTGTAAGTTATGTACTATCTGTATATCCACAAATAAATGCAGGAGGGTCGGCAACAAGTTCAAGTACTACAACTTTTTTAGGTGTTGATGGCTATGGTTATTTTGAGGATGGTTCTAATCCAAGTGCTACTCAAGGTTATATGCAATCAAACGATATTATATATACTTTATATGGAGAAGATATACGAATACCAGTAGATAGAAATGAAATAAAAGAAGTTACATATTTATACAAAGGTTTACAAACATTTAATAAAGTAGTGCCTTCAAGTAGTACAGAAGTATTTGAATATATTGAAGCAACTGATAGTTTTAAAGAACGAGTAATAGAAGATGGTGGAACTTACGAAGAAGGTAGTTGTATAAATTCTTTCTTACAAAACAATGATTTATATTTAGTTGATAAAGTAGTTTTGGAAACTGGTTCTGAATTGCTTAAAAATGGAAGTTTTGAGAATGATAGTTATTGGAATATTCAACCAACAGATAATATTTCTAATGGTGCTTTGAATATAAGCGGAGCAGGTTCAAGAGTTTCAAGTAGTTTTGTACCTAAAGCAGGAAATAAATATACTGTTACATTTGAAATAACATCTTACACTTCTGGTTCAATAGCTGCGTTTACTAGTTCTGGTGGGGTTAATATAAGTGGTTCGCTTAATGAAGTTGGTGTATATACATACACTTTTACTCAAGGGGTAACTGGAAATAATAGATTTAATTTTTATACAAGTACTGGTTTTGTTGGTTCTATTGATAATGTATCTATAAAAGCAGAAGGTACTGAATTAATACCAAGTATAGATTTAACAAGTTATAGCAATGGCGTTGGTTGGTTTGCTAGTGGCAATACTCCTGCTAATACAATTAGAACGAGTAATGTAGCTTCTCCTATTGGAGATGCATCAGCATATAACGTAACAAGTCCTTCTGGTAATGGAGGATATGTATCTACAACTGGAATTCAAGGAACAGATGGGGAAAAGGTTACTATATCTGTTTTTCTTAAAGGAACTGGAGATGTTCAAATTAAACTTCAAGAATTAGGGGATGATTATACAAACTACTTTACCGAAACAATAACAATGACAAGTAATTGGGTTGAACACAAAGTTTCTGGGATTAAAGCAAGAGATGGGAATCCTTCAAGAATGGTTATAAGGTCAGCTGGAACAAGTGCTTTAGATGTTGATATTTGGCATCCTTCAGTAAGATTACCAGAAACTAAAATAGTAGATGTAGTAACGTTAGATGAATGTAAATACGAGCCTAAGAAGGTTAGCTTTATTAATCGTTGGGGTGCTTTACAAGACTTATGGTTCTTTAAGAAGTCAGTTGAGAGTATGAATGTTGAGAAAGAGTCTTATAAGTCTAATATATTAGGTTATGATGGTACATACAGTACAAGTAATCACGTAAACAGAGATTTTAACGTAGTAGGTAAAGAGTCAGTTACATTAAGTAGTGGTTTCTTAGATGAAGAGTACAACAAAGTGTTTAAGGAGATGATGTTGTCTGAAAAGGTATGGATTACAAATGTTACTGAATCAGGAGAGCAAGTTTTACCAATTAATGTTAAAACAGGAGATATTACTTACAAGACTTCTTTAAACGACAAATTAGTACAATATACAATACAGTTTGATAAATCATACGATACTATAAACAATATTAGATAGATGCAGGAAATACAATTATACATAAAAGACCAAAGAGTTGATATGTTTGAGAAACAAAGCATAACTATAACAGATACTCTTAAGAACGTTAAAGATATTAACAAGGTATTTACTGAATATTCTCAAACATTTTCTATTCCTGCAAGCAAAACAAATAATAAAGTATTTAAGCATTATTATAATAGTGATATTGTTGGTGGATTTGATTCAAGAATAAGAGTTACTGCTAAAATAGAATTAAACTCAGTATTATTTAAAGAAGGTTATATTAAATTAGAGGGAGTTGATTTAAGAAATAATAATCCTCATACTTATAGGATAACATTCTTTGGAAATACTGTTACTTTAAAAGAAACTTTAGGAGATGATAAATTACTAGAATTAAATACTTTAACCGATTTAAACAAAACATATGATGCTTCAAATGTAAAAGATTCTTTACAAGATGACCCAACTACAAATGATATTATTGTTCCATTAATTACGCATACACAAAGGTTAAGTTTTGATTCTCATAGTTCAGCAAATGACCCCGGGAATATAGCTTATGACCAAGGACATCCTCACGGAGTTTTATATTCAGAATTAAAATATGCAATTAGATTGCATAAAATAATTGAAGCAATAGAGGATAAATATAGTCTATCTTTTAGTAATGATTTCTTTGTAAATACGAATGCACCTTATTATAATCTTTTTATGTGGTTGCATAGAAAGAAAGGAGATGTTAAAAATTTAAATAAAGATGTAAATCCCCCTTCTTTAATTAGTGGTTGGGCAATATCTAGTGATTCAAGTACACAAACTGAAATGAGTACATCTTCAGTTTTTCGTATTTACGGAGAACGATATTATTACTCTGTAGTTAATTTTATTGCTACTCCAAATAGTGCCTATGATGATGTTGAATATACAGTTTTAATTTATTTTAACGGCAGTCAAGTTTATAGTACTGGTACTATTACTGGTTCTAAAACTATTGGACAAACTAATTTTTTTAATGATAATGGTGAAGGTAATTATTCTGTGTATATGCAATCAGATTCAACTATTGTTTTTGACACTATTCAATGGTCCGTAGAGTACGAACAAGAAGGTTATTATAATGATTTTTATTTTAATTATAAAACCTATACATTATCTAATTATCAATACACAAGTACTTTTGAATTTGATATTACTCAACAAATACCAGATATAAAAATAATTGATTTTTTAAGTGGGTTATTTAAAATGTTTAATCTTGTAGCATATATTGAAAGAGATAAAACAGAAATAACAGTTAAAACTTTAGATAGTTTTTATTCTAGTCCTTCTGATGATTCTCCTTATGATATAAGTAAATATATAGATGTAAGTAGTAGTCAAGTAAATTCTGTTTTACCTTATCGTGAAATAAATTTTAAACACGAAGATACAAAAACATTTTTAGCTGCAAGACACACTCAAATAACTGGTCAGAATTGGGGAGAATCACAGTTTAAATCTACAGGAGAAAATGGGGAAAAATTAGATGGTAGTATTTATAAAGTAAAAACGCCATTTGCACAAATGAAATACGAAAGATTAATTGATGAAAATACAAATAATGGAGATGGTGTAACAACTGCACAATATGGTTATTTTGTAGACGATAATCAATCTTCTTATATCGGCAAACCTTTATTGTTTTATCCAATAAGAGTAACAAGCGGAAATCAAATAGCTTTTTTAAATTCTCCAACAAGTCAAACATCTATTGACAGTTACATTATACCTTCAAATAGTGTTGCTTTATCTTCTGCAACAAGTTCTTATACTATGAATTTTAGTAAAGAACCAAATGAATGGGGTGATTTAGAAGAGCCAATAGATGATGGATTTGATAATTCATTATTTGAAGCATATTATAAAAATTATATTACAAGTGTATTTAATCCATTAAACAGACTTACTAAAGTAACTGCTTATTTACCATCAAAGATACTTTTAAAATACACATTGGCTGATAGGTTTATAGTTTCAGGTAGGAGCTATAAGATAAACTCAATAAAAACAGATTTTTATACAGGTAAATCTGAAATAGAATTATTAAGCGACATATAATGATAAGAGAAACATTAGAATTACTAAGAAACAACGAGTGGTTAATAGAAGATAAGGATATTAATATAGCTAAAGGACTATATGAATTACCTTCAAGTTTTAGAGAGTTAAAAACAAGTATAAAAAGAAAAAAACTAATAAGATAATGGCTGAGGAAAGTAAAATTTTTTATAGAGTAATAGTACACGGAGAAGAAGGTTTGGCAACTATTCAGAAAATGAATGGTCAGTTTGTAAAAACGAAAGTACCTGTAGAGAATTTAAATCAAGAATTAGATAAATTAAATGGAACTTTATCTCTAACTACAAGTCAGGCTGGTAGGCAAATGGCTAAGTTCAAGAAGTTAAGAGGAGATGTTCAGATTAACTCTAAAGAATATCAGAACTTAACTAAGAGTATGAGGATGTATCAAAAGCAAATTGATATGTCTACAGGAGCTACAGGGTCAGCTTCATCTGCTGCAATGGAACTTGGAAGGGTTGTCTCTGATATGCCTTATGGTATTCGAGGTGTTGCGAATAACTTATCTCAGTTCGCTTCCCAAATGGCTTATGCTACTAAATCTACAGGTAGTCTTAAATTAGCAGTAAAAGATTTATTTCAAGCTTTAAGTGGTCCTTTAGGTATATTATTAGTTATTCAAGCAGTTATAGCTGCATTTGACAAATGGTCTGTTGCTAAAAAGGAAGCTAAAGAAGCTTCTGAAAAACTTAATAAAGCATTAAAGGAAGAAGTTGCAACACTTCAAGGTTTTGATGCCGTTTTAAAAAATGTAAACTCAACAATAGAGGACAGAAATAATGCTATAATATCAGCTTCTATTAAGAGTAAGGATTTTAAAGAAGCATTGAAAGGCACAAATGGCTCATTAAGTGAACAAGAAAGAGCAATAAGGGATGTTATAAACGCAAAGAAAGACCAAATAACTTTAGATGAAAAATTAATTAAGCTTAATAAATTAAACGAACAACTTAAAGATGAGGTTAGAGGTTTAGATGAATTAAAGGAAAAATTATCAGAATTAAAGGCACAGAGAAAAGAGGAATTAAAAGGTGTTGGAGCTGATAGAGCAAGAGCTATAATTTTATCTTATGAAAAAGAAATTAGCTATTTAGATGACACTATAGTTAAACTTGAAGATAGAAAAGGTTTAATGAAAGAGATTACAGACCTCTATGTTATTCCGAGAGAAGTAATTAAGGGTTCTGTCGAATGGTATAAGAAAGAAATATCTTTAGCTGAACAAAAAAGAGACCAAATTTCTAAAGACAATATAGTTTATAAAGAACAGGAAGAGATAGTTAAGAATCTTAAAAAAGAGCTAGAAGCTATAACAGGTGTAGATGGTGGAAAAACTAAATTATTAGAATTTGAACCTTTTGATGAAACTGCAGAAAGATATGAAGACGAACTAAGTAAACTAAACGAAAAAACAGAATTATTAGACGCTAAAAGTGAAGTAGAGAAATTAGAGATAAAAAAGAAATATCATTTAGCTCGATTAGAAGCTCAACACCAAGAACATATAGAAAAGTACGAGCAAACTGCTGCTGAATATAGAGCTGACTTAGAGCTTTTCTTTAAACAAGAAGTGGCACGTACAGAAATGACTCAAGAAGATGCTGATAAGAGATTAGCTATTTTTGATTCAAATACTAAAACACAAATTAGAAAATCTGAAGAGAGTTTCGGTGTTTTAATGGATATAACAAAATCTTATTATAATAATAGAATAACAGAGGCTAATTTCGCAGGTCAAAAGTTAATTGGAGATGGTAAAACACACGCTCAAAAAGAACAAGAAGACCTTATAAGACATTTAAAAACTAAAGCTGATTTATATAAATCTTATTCTGACACAGTTAAAGATGTTTTAAGTAGTATAGGAGACTTTGTTAGTGCTGAATTTGAAAGAGAATTAACTGTTGAGGAAAATAGAAATAACGAAACAAACAAAATTCTAAACGATAGATTACTTAATGAAAACCTATCTAAAGACCAAAGAGCTGATATTCAAAATCAAATAGCTCAAAATGATGAGAAATTAAGAATAAAAAAAGAACAAATAGCTCGTAAACAATTTAATGTAGAGAAAGCATTTAAAATAGGTATGGCTATAGCAGATACTGCTTCATCAGCATTAAAAGCTTACTCTTCTCAATTAAGTCCGTTTGATTTAACATCTCCTATAAGAGCTTTGGCAGCAGCTAAAGTGGCAACTGCTTTTGGTTTAGCGAATGTAGCTATGATTGCAAGAACTAAATTTCAGTCTTCACCACCATCAACACCTGCTAACGCAAGTCTTGGTAGTAGTGGAGGTACAACTGAACGTGCAGAGCCTTCGTTTAATGTAGTAGGTGGTTCTAGGGAGAATCAGTTATTAACTGCTATTCAATCTCAATTTGACAAACCATTAAAAGCCTATGTTGTTTCAACTGAAGTTACAGACCAGCAACAATTAGATAGTGTTATTGTAAATACGGCAGGTACTTAAAATAAAACAGAATAAAACAAAAAAAGTTATCATAGTATAAATAAATTAAATATGGAAGAATTAGATATAATAGAATTATTTATAGACGAATCAAGAGAAGAAGATGGAATTGATGCAATATCATTAGTAGAATTTCCAGCTATTGAAGAGAACTTTGTAGCTTTAAGTAAGCATAAAGTAGAGTTTAAAACTGTTGATTCAGAAAAAAGAATAATAGTTGGTTTAGCATTAGTACCAAATAAGCTCATATACAGACGTAGAGGCGATTATGAGTACAATATAACGTTCTCTACCGAAACTGTAAGAAAAGCGTCTGAGCTATACTTAAAACGCCTTAAAAACAATAATACAACATTAGAACACGCTGAATTTACAGGAGGTGTCTCTGTTATAGAATCTTGGATAGTGGAAGACCCTGAGAAAGATAAAACTGCTTTATACGGATTAAATGCAGTAGAAGGTGCTTGGGCAGTTACTATGAAGATAGATAATGATGAGGTATGGGAAGATGTTAAGCAAGGTAAATACTTAGGATTAAGTATTGAAGGTATGTTTAGCGATAACGTAGAAGATATTGAAGAGGTTGAAGCAAGTAGTGTATTAGAAGAGATAAAGAAACTATTAACCGAAGATGTAGAATTAAAGTCTTATAGTGATTATCCACAAGGTGCAACTAATAATGCTAAGAGAGCATTAAAATATAAGAAAGAGAATGGAAGTTCTTGTGGTACAAGTGTTGGCTGGACAAGAGCAAGTCAGTTAGCTAACAGAGAACCTTTAAGTAGAGACACTATTGCGAGAATGGCATCATTTAAAAGACATCAGCAACATAAAGACGTACCTTATTCAGAAGGTTGTGGTGGTATTATGTGGGATGCTTGGGGTGGTTCTGCAGGTGTTAATTGGGCAATATCTAAACTAAAAAAGATAGACAATGAGAGCTAAATATTGTAAATGTAAGAATACTTATTCTATTGATTGTGATAAGTACTCAAAGAAAAGAAAATGCAATGCAGACGAGTACTGGAAGCAAGGCATAGGTTCAATTCACAAGCAAGAAGAAGAGTAAAAATACGACAGTAAAATTTTAAATAGTTATATTAATATAAACCAATAAGTATGAAAGCGACAGAAATCCTTAATAATGTCAAAGAGCTTTTAAATCTTTCTAAAGAAGAGATAAAAGTTGAAGACATTGCAGTTGAAGAATCGGTAGAGTTATCTACAGAGGAAGTAACTGAAGAAGTAAAAGAGGAAGTAGAAGAAGTTGTACTTGCTGAAGAGCCTAAAGAAGAGGTTGTAATCGAGGAGGAAGTTGAAGCTCCTGCTATGAGTTACGCTACTTCTGAAGATTTAGCAGCAGTAAAATCAGAACTACTTTCTATGATTAAAGCATTAATCGAAGATAAACCAATGGGAGAATCTAAAGAAGTTCCTCAAGAGTTATCTAAACAAGAAGAAGTTGAATTATCTGAAAATGTAGAAGAAGTTGTACATTCTCCAGAGGCTCAAATCGAAAAGAAAAAAAGTTTATTATCAAACCCAAACAAATCTATGACTATCGAAGAGAGAGTTAATAGAATGTTATTCAATTAAAAATTATATAAAATGGCTACTACTACAGACATCGTAAACTCAAGTTACTCAGGAGAATCGGCAGGAAAATACATTTCTGCAGCTCTATTATCAGGTAACACTATTGCAAATGGTGGATTAACTATCCGACCAAACGTAAAATTTAAAGAAGTTGTTAAGAGATTGGAATTAGATGGAATCACTAAAAATGGTTCTTGTGATTTCAATGACACTTCAACTTTGACTTTAACTGAAAGAATCCTTGAACCAAAGGAATTACAAGTTAATTTAGAACTATGTAAGCAAGATTTCCGTTCTGATTGGGAAGCAATCTCAATGGGATATTCTGCATTTGACAACTTACCATCTTCTTTCCAAGACTACTTAATCTCTTATGTTGCTGCTAAAGTAGCACAAAAGAATGAGCAGAATTTATGGGCAGGAGTTGATGGAGAAGGTTCATTTGATGGTTTCTCTACTTTATTAGCTGCAGATACTGATTTACCAGCTGCACAAGCTATTACAGGAACTACTGTAACTGCTGCTAACGTAGTAGATGAATTAGGAGCAGTAGTAGATGCAATTCCTTCTGCTTTATATGGTAGAGATGATTTATTCATCTATGTTTCTCAAAACATCTTTAGAGCTTACAAGAGAGCTTTAGGAGGATTCCAAGCTAACGGACAAGGTGCTGCAGGTGTAGGTTCTCAAGGAAACAACCAAGACATCAACATCTTATACTTTGATGGTGTAAAAATCTTTATGGCTAACGGATTAGCAGCAAATACTGCTATCGCAACTACTAAAGATAACTTACAATTTGGAACAGGTTTATTATCAGACCACCAAGAAGTAAAAGTATTAGATATGAGTCTGACTTAGACGGATCTCAGAACTGTAAGAATCATAATGAGATTTACGGCAGGTGTACAATACGGAGTTGTTGAAGACATCGTAACTTACGGAATCTAAGATTCAAAATAAATAAACAGAAAGAGGGTAGGGTAATTACTGCCTACCCTTTTTTATAACTAATAATTAAAAATATAAATACTATGCTTGTGATTTATAACAACAGGTAGAACAGAACCTTGTAAAGATAGTGTTGGAGGAATCAATGCTGTTTATTTTGTAAATTTTGGAGATATAACCGGTATTACATATGATGCTTCAGATGAAGATGTAATTGATGGTGTTGTTGGTACTCCAAGCTGCTTACAAATACGAGGTTAGAGGAAACTCTACCTATACAGAAAACATTCAATCAAGTAGAGAGAATGGAACTACTGCTTTCGAGCAAGTGTTAGAATTGACACTTAAAAAATTAACTAAAGAAGACCACAAAGCAATTAAATTATTATCTTTCGGAAGACCAAATATTCTTATCGAAGACAATAACGGAAATGCATTTTTAGCTGGAGCTGAATACGGAATGGATGTAACAGGAGGAACTGTTGTAACAGGAGGTGCTATGGCTGATATGAGTGGTTATACTTTGACTTTTACAGGTATGGAGAAAAAAACCTGCTAATTTCATATACAACAATGGAGAAGGTGCAGTTGCAAATATTGATGATGCAGGATTTACTATTATACCTACACCTACACCTTAATCCTTAACAATTCAATTAAACTAAACCCTACCATTTTGGTGGGGTTTTTTTATTAAATAAAACAAAAATAAATTATTTAGTTATCATAGTATGTTAATATTACAACCGACATCAGGAGAGAAGACAATTACGATTGCACCAAGAACTTTGTTTACCAATAGCTTCGAGGGAAGAGTTTTGTCTGATAATGGAATTTACGAAGAATCTACTTGTTTAACAGTATTTCAAAGTAGAGATTATTCTATGAATATAAGAAGAGATGGAGATGGTAAAGAAGAGACAATAACAAATCTTTCTATAAGTGGTATTTCAAACTTTACGAATGTTATATTTAATCCAACAATACTTGAAGAAGACTCTACTTATTATTTAGAGATAACTAAAGATAGTGAGCTTTGGTATAGAGATAAGATATACGTAACATCTCAGACTGCTTCAGAAAGAGTAACTGAGAAACACGAGATAGGTAATGGCACAATATACAAGCCTTATAGTACAGTAGATGATAACACATACATAATATAATGAGTTCAAATAAGAAAAATACAGTTAGTAAAGAATATAAAGATAGCATTAGAGTTGTCAATATGTCTTCTTACCAAGTTCCTACAATCAAAGAGGTTCACAATAAAGAGTGGGTTGCATTTGGAGATGATAATGATTATTTTGATAATCTTATAGATAGGTATCTTGATAGTCCCTACTAATGGTAGATGTATTAATGGTATTGTTGATATGATTTATGGTAGAGGATTAGAGTCTACTAATTCAGACTTATTTCCTGAAGATTATGTTAGAATGAAGAAGTTGCTTAGACCAAGAGAGGTTAGAAGACTTGTTAATGACTACAAGTTATTAGGGCAAGGTGTTATGCAACTAACATACAATAAAGCTAAAACAAAGATACTAAAGGTATCTCACTTTCCTATGGAGACCCTTAGAGCTGAGAAGGCTACTAAAGGTGTTATAAAGGCTTATTACTATCATCCTTCTTGGAAAGACTGTAAGAACTCAGATAATCCTAAAAGAATACCTACATTTGGTAATGGTAGTAAATCTCAAGTAAACGAGCTTTATGTATTTAAACCTTATAGAAGTGGTTTTTATTACTACTCTACAGTAGATTATCAAGCATCTTTACAATATAGTGAGTTAGAAGCAGAGGTATCTAACTATCATTTATCGAATATCGAAAATGGCTTACAACCGAGTTTATTTGTAAACTTTAACAATGGGATACCTAATTCTGAGACTCAACAAGCAATAGAGAGTAAGATTAATCAGAAGTTTAGTGGAAGTTCTAATAGTGGTAAAGCTATTATTGCTTTTAACGAATCAGCAGAAACTAAAGCAGACATAGAGGCTATACACTTACCAGATGCTCACGCTCAATATCAATTCTTATCTGATGAGGCAAGAGAGAAGATAATGTTAGGACACGGAATTGTATCTCCAATACTTTTAGGTATTAAAGACAATACAGGTTTTGGTAATAATGCAGAAGAATTAAGAACTGCATCTGTACTAATGGATAACGTTATTATCAGACCATTTCAAGATGGTATTATCTACGGATTAACAGAGATACTTGAATTTAACAAGATATATCAAGATTTATACTTCGTAACTTTACAACCAATCGAATTTACAGAGTTAGATAACGTATCTACTAAAATTAGAAAAGAAGAAGAAACAGGAGAGAAATTATCTGCTGAAGACAATAAAGACTTCTCAGAGGATGAAGGAGATGATATGATTAATCAATTAGAAGCTCTAGGAGAGGTTTTAAGCGATGATTGGGAAGTTGTGCATAGTGAGATATACCAAGACGAGAATGAGTCCGTTAAAATGGCTGAAATCAAGTATTCTGATAAAGCATCTTCTGAAGACGATGGTGTGTATAAAATAAGATATGCTTATATGCCAGAGAGAAAGTCTCCTAACAGTAGAGATTTCTGTAAGAGAATGGAGTTACTAACGGGTAGAAAAGTAGTATTTAGAAAGGAAGATATTAATATGATGTCTTTTAGAGGTGTAAACAAGGAGTTAGGTCATAAAGGCAGAAACTATAGTTTACTAAAATATAAGGGCGGAAAAAACTGCCACCACTATTGGGAGTTAAGAGTTTACAAGAAGAAAGATGGTAAGCAAGTTGATTCAGCTAATGCTTATGGAGATGGTTTAAAAGAACCTAACAATCCAAGTGAGATGGGAGAAAGAATGATAGATAGAGCAGATAAAGGTGCTTATCGAAGTACTTTAAATAAAATAAAAAAGACTTTAGGTATATGAAAGCATTATTCATAACAATACAAGATTTAAAGGCTAAGTCAATAATTAGTGGTAGTACTGATGCTGACAAGCTAATTCACTTTATTGAGGTAGCACAGGATATACATATCCAAAATTATTTAGGTGGTAATTTATATGATAAGTTACAAGCTTTGATAATATCGGGAGATATAGACTTACCTGCTAATAGTGATTATAAGAGCCTTAGAGACGTTTATATTAAGCCAATGTTAATATGGTTTACTCAAGCAGAGTACTTTCCTTTCTCTATGTTTAAAATCGATAATGGAGGTATATCGAAGCATAGAGGGGAAGACTCTGACTCTGTTAATTATAGTGATGTAGATAGAATGATGAGTAAGATAAATGATAGAGCAGAATTTTATACTAAGAGGTTCTTAGATTATATCTGTTTTAATAGTAATAAGTATCCTGAGTACAATAACAATAGTAATGGAGATATGTACCCTGATAAAGACGCTAATGATTTTTCAAGTTTTGTTTTATAATGGATAGTAAAAAAAAGACATATAAGACAAAAACAGTTAACATAATAAAGCTAAATACTTTTTATAATAGTTTTAGTAAAGAGATTAAAAAAGAGAAAAATGGCAAACGAAATATATAACAGTTCTTGGTGGGGTAGTCCAACTGCAACTGGTTGGGGAAATATTTATTATGAATATGCTTTTCCAAGTGAAGGGTCAAGACTTTTAGGTTTATTAGAGGCAAGAGCAACGTATTATGAGAATGCTACTTCTTCACTTGCAATATTAACTGATTTAGAAAACTGTGAATAATGAGTAATTTATTAGAAAAAGCGAGTATAATAACTACACCAACTGCATATAGTGATGGGGTTTTACATAGTGTTAAGCCAAGTGAAAGTCCTTATGCTGATTTTACATTTACAAGAAACGATGCAGGAACAAGAGTAAACGCAAGTGGTAATATAGAAAGCGTAGGAGTTGATTTACCAAGAATAGATTATAGAGGTGGTAGTGGTAGTTGGTTATTAGAACCACAAGCTATAAATACTGCAACTGATTCAAATGATTTTACAACGGGCAATATATTTGAAGGGGGTGGTAATCCAACTTTTACATCTGCTACTTTAACATCTGCACAAGCTACTTCTCCTGACGGTACTAATAATGCGTGGAAGTTAGCAGATAACAATGATGGGAATACTGGTCAATGTGCTGTAAATTATTTTAATACAGATGTTATATCTGAAAACTATAATACGGTTTCTTTATTTGTTAAAAAACAAGGTGATAATGATTGGATGTATATTAATAATGTTGGGTATGATACAACAAGTAGAAGTTGGTTTAATATTTCAAACGGAACTTTAGGAAAAGTTGCAAGTGGTCATACTGCAAGTATTGATGATTATGGAAATGGTTGGTATAGAATAGCAATTACATTTACAACAGAGATTGATTTAAATGGTGGTGTTAATATTAGATTAGCAACATCTAATAATGGTACATTTATTTTAAGAGATGGAACAAACGGAGTTTACATTTACGGACTTCAAGCAGAATCACACGCTACAAGACAATACGCAACTTCATACATTCCTACAAGTGGTTCACCACAAACAAGAGGAGCAGATTCAGCAACAGATGCAGGTAGTAGTGATTTAATAAATTCAACAGAAGGGGTGTTTTATGCTGAATTAAAAAGTATTGCTGAATTTGTAAACGAGGGTTCATCTATAGGTATTAATAATGGTAGTGCTCAAAGTAGAATTAATATTTTTAAAACACCTACTAATAATAAACTATTAATTCAAGTAAGAGCCCAAAACAATTCAGTTAATTTCGGTTATACTTCAACTACAACAAACGTTGATTTTGAAAAAGTTGCTATTAAATGGAAGTCTGGGGATTATGCAATTTGGATTAATGGGGTTGAAGTCAAAACAAGTACAAGTACTATTTTACCAATAGGTTTAAATAGAGTTAATTTTAATGGATTTGGTACAACTTTCCAACCATTTCAAGGAAATATAAAATGCGTAGCAGTATTCAAAGAAGCATTAACAGATGCAGAATTAACTTGTTTAACAACACCAAATATATCAAGAATATTTAATGATAGAGTTTTATGGGATGGAGGAATAATAGAAAGTTTAGAATGTGTAACGCTTTAATAAAATAATAAATAATATAATAAATAAAATATGGCAACACCAAGTATAACAATGATACCAAGCGGTTATAAATCTCAAAAGGTTTATTCTGTACTTCCTACTAATGGAGATGGAGATTTAACCTTTGATAGAAATAATATAGGTACAAGAGTAAATAAAAACGGTTTAATAGAACAAGTATCAACAGATGTTCCAAGATTGGATTATTCTGATGGGAGTTGTCCAAGTCTATTATTAGAACCTTCAAGTACTAATTTAGTTATTGGTTCAGCAGAGGGGAATTATGGAGGTGGACAATCAAGTGCAACTAACACTATAAGTCCAGATGGAACAAATAATGCTTTTATACCAACTCCAGACTATGTTTACAGAAGATACGAAGAAATAATACCAGCAGGAACTTACTCAAATGGTCAAAAACTTACATACTCTTGGTACAGAAAAAGAATATCAACACCAACTGGAGTTTCAAGAACTGGAGATTTAAACATAAAAAGTCTTGTAAATTTAACTGAATTAGAAACAAGTAATGCAACTCAAATAGAATCAAACATAAATGGTTTTGATAGATTTCAAGCAGTTGTAGAAATTATAGATGGTTCTTTAGAATCAATATTTAGAGCATATTTTGGTGATGTTGTAGAAGTAGGTAATTCAAGTGTAGCTTATTTCGGACATCAATTTGAAGCTTTACCATACGCAACTTCATATATTCCAACAACAACTGGTTCAGCATCAAGAGGTGTAGATTCAGCTTCTAAAGATGGTTTAAGTTCTTATATAAGTTCAACAGAAGGAGTTTTGTATGCTGAATTAAAAGCACTTTCTTCAGAATCCACTAATCAAAGATGGATATATATTGGAGATGGGAGTATAGATAATTTTGTAGCCATTGTGTATATGCCTACATCAAACGAATTAGTAGCATACGGTTTAAATGGAGGTAATTCATCTCTTTATATCAGTACAACAAATTATAATTTGACTGATGATTTAAAAGTTGCTATTAAGTGGAAAGAAAATGATTCACAACTATATATAAATGGTTCTCTTATAGATACAGATACAGATACACAAGATTTTAATTTTACATTTAGTGAATTAAGATTAGAAGGAAGTGCTGCTAATAAATTCTACGGAAAAGTAAAAGATTTAAGAGTTTATAATACTGCATTAACAGATTTAGAATTACAAGAATTAACAACAATATAAATTATGGGATTAAATATAGGTAAGTATAGATTCAATTCAAAAGAACAAGCAGAATCTAAAATAGAAGGTTTAGGGATAGAACAAGATGAAAACGGTAACAACTATCCAACTCACAAACATACAATCACAAAACTTGGTTATGAGGTTTTAGAGAAAGCAGTATATGATGGAGAAGAAGTAATATCTGAAACAGTATTTGGAGAAGGTTATTTAGTAGATGTTCTTTGGAGAGATTTAGAAGCTGATGAAGATGAAGAAATAGACCACCCTTATGGTTGGAAGTCTTATGAGGTGGATATTGAAAACGAAGGAATACACGGATTTTTAGGTCTTAAATACCAAGACTTGAAATTTTAACAATCTGCTGCTATGGATATGAATGATTTGAAAATTGGATTTATAAACTTTTCTGCATTTACAGTAAGTTTTACAAATATTGAAATGTGGTTAAAATTAACATTATTAACAGTTACTATTGTTTATACTGTTATGAAGATTATTAAGCTATCAGAAAAAGAATGAGTAAGTACTTTAAGAATATAGAGGAAAATATGAATGTTGATTTTCTTGCTAAATTAGATGAAGCAAGAGAATACGCTAATATACCTTTTATTATAAATTCTGCTTACAGAGGTCCAGAACATCCGTTATCAATTAAAAACCCTTCATCAAGTCATATTAAAGGTTTAGCAGTAGATATAAGTGCAAAGGATAGTAGAACACGCTTTTTAATATTAGATGCTTTATTAGCAGTTGGATTTAATCGTATAGGAATAGCAGATACATTTATTCACGTTGATTCAGATTTAGATAAATCACAAAATGTAATTTGGACATATTAAGAGGATTATTTCATTCAGTTATGTTTATTATGGGAGCAATCATAAGAACAGATTGTGTGAAATATCCAAAGATATTAGTATTATGTACTTGGTTTGTTCATTTAGTTTATATCATTACGGGTATATTTTTTAGGTAATTAAGTAATATTATATCATATCGGGTATAATTCAATTTTAAACAAGAGTAAATTATGGAAATAAACTTAATTTTATTAGTGCCAGATGCAATGATTATTGGTTGGCAATATTATAAACCTGATGAACAGTTCCAATACTCAGAAGTTAATTTATTTTTGTTCTTTGGACAATTACAAATAAGATGGGAATAATATGAATATATTTAAGATAATAGGAGACCTTTTAGGTATAGGTAAAGATGCTTTAAAGAATAGAGCTGAATTAAAGCGTTTAAAGGCACAACAAAAACATTCTATACTAGAGGCTCAAACAAAGGCTCAAGTGGACAGAATACTATCTAATACTGATTCAGATAATCAGATTGATTTAATTACTGCACAAGATAAACGATACACTTTAAAAGATGAGATTGTTACTTACTTATTTCTTATTCCTGTTGTTATAGCTACAGTATCTCCTTTTATAATAGCTTACAAAGAATCTAACTTTACTAACTTAGCACAAGATATAAGAGTTTCTTATGAGAACTTAGATTGTTTACCTAATTGGTATAAATATGTTTTAGGTGCTATAATCATTGATGTACTTGGGTTTAGAAGTTTTGCAAGGAAACTAATTGAGAAATATATTAAATAGATTATACATAAAATTATACATAAAGTAAATAAATGTATAAAATAATTTACAAATAGTTTTTTTATTTAAGAATAAATATATAACTTCGCAATTTATTAATACTTCACTATTATAAAAATAGTTATAAAAAAATAATAATTAATATTATATTATATTAAAAAATAATAGTAAAATATTATTAAGAATAAATATAAGACATCTGACCCCTATTCAATAAAAAAAATACATACTTATTAACAAAAAGTCTTTTATAAGAGATATTTTAATTATCTTTACGTATGCCTTTGAGGAAGATACATAAACGTAAGAAGGATAGTTTTTCTTTGCATAAAGTAGAATATACAGATACTTATACAGAGGAAATGGATTGTGAAGGTTTATCAGTGCTTAAATGGAGTATGTTTGATAGTCCTGATAAGTTAGGTAGTGGTAAGTATTTTATGGAGAGTGAACCTGTATTTATATTAGATGAGATATTTAGGAAAGAAAGATTATCTGGTTTTATATTGCAGGGATATGTAAGTAAGAACTTATGGAGATAGGATTGCAGTACCATATAATAGTGGTCATAGAGTTGGTAAGTCTATAAAGTTTAAGTGTATCAATAAGATTAAGAGATTAAAGTTTATAAGAGGTTTAATACAGTATGGTATAGAGAGAATCCAAGTTACTAATGAGTGGATATATTTCGATACAGATAACTACTTAAAAGACCCTGAATTCATTTGCGTTTGATTTTGTTTTTTTTTGTTTTATGTTTTTTTTGTTTTTAGATTAGAGAGGTGTAAAAGCCTCTCTTTTTTATTTTAACATTTCTTTAACATTTACTTTAAATAATTATTTGTATATTTGCATAGAACATTAAAACAGTATTATGGATATAACAGAATATTTACTATCTACACAAGCAAATGAAGATAGATTAGAACAATCAATAAAACAATTAGGTATGCACAACGAACCATTAAAGATTACATTAGAATTTTACAACAAGAAAATATCAACTGAAGTAGACAGTTCAGATTTAACCATAGATGAACTTCACGATTTATGGATTGATATTGTCAGAGCTATGGGATATGCAGAAAAAACAATAGAAGAATTTTATGAGTAGAAATACCAACATAAAAGATAAAAACTAAAGATAATAGAAATGACAGAACAAGAAAGAAACTTAATTAGAGATGCAATGATGTTTGCAGTAAAAGATATGACTGGTAGGGTAATGCGTGAAGCTACTGTACAAAGTATGATAGATGACTTTTATGATGAGTTAAGCTAACATTAAAGATAAAAACAATAGATAACGATAGTAAAAACAAACACAATGATAAGTACAGAGGCTTGGAATAAATTAAAAAAGCAAATAGAGTACCATTTAAAGCAAGATAATAACTTAACTGATATAACAATCAATTATCAAGTAAAGATACCAGAAAGAGGTACAAGAAACTATTTAGGGTTAAGTGTAAAGATAGATGAATAATTATGAAAGCAAAAGAAGAAGCAAAAGAGTTAGTTGATAAGTACAAGTACAGAATTGTTAGAGGAGTAGAAATAGAGCAGATGACTATTAGTTTAGCTAAACAATGTGCATTAATCTGTGTAGATGAGATAATAAAATCTTTATGGCATCTAAAACATTCATTTACTTTTGATGAAATAAAATATTATGAAAAAGTTAAACGAGAAATAAATAAATTATAATATAGCAAAAGAAAGAATAACAAACAATTATGAACGTAGAAATAATAACAGTAGATTATCAAATTTATTTATTACCTTATTTAAAAATAACTACAAATAAGTTTTTGAATGGAAGGTATGAATTAATAATAGGATGGTTAAATAAAGAAATAATTATATCAATATGAACGTAGAAATATTTATAGTATCAATAGGATTAGGAGTGTTAGGTTTTGCATTAGGATTTGCAAAAGGTAGTGAAGTAATGACAAGTAGACATATCAGAGAATCATTTAGAGATGAGGGATATGATTATGAACAAGTTTCACGATGTAATTAATAAATAAAATTTGTGTATTAAAAAAATTAGTATTAGATTTGCATCAGTAATAATTAAAACCAAAACAAAATGAAAGATTTATTAGATTTTAAAAATGCTCAGATTACGGCATTACAAAAGAAAGTATTTGAATTAGAGACTAAGGTGTCTACGTATGAAACGTACATCTTTGAACTAACAGATAAAGACTGCCCAACACAGTACAAGGATATAGTTAAAAATGAATTATTAAAAACAGATTAAATTATGACAATTTTAGAAAAATTACAGAAGATTCAGTTAGAGCTTAAAGCTCCAAAGAACCAAAGAAACAATTTTGGTAAGTACAACTATCGTTCAGCAGAAGACATCTTAGAAGCGATTAAACCATACGAGGAGAAGTACAAAGTAGTATTTAAGATTAACGACAAGTTAGTTCAGTTAGGAGACCACGTTTGCGTAGATTCAGAAGCTAAGATTATTGACATTGAGTCTATAGATAGAGAAAGTTCAGTATCATCTACTGCACAAGCTATTATAGATTTCCAAGCTAAAGGTATGCAAATGCCACAGAGAACAGGAGCTGCCTCTTCTTACGCTAAGAAGTATGCTTTAGGTAACTTATTGTTATTAGACGATACTAAAGATAGTGATGCTACTAATAATCATTCTAAGAATACTAAGAGTACATTAAGCCAAACAAGTACTGACTTTCGATAAAGTAAAGAAGTACTTAAAGGATGGTGGTTCTATGGAAGCAGTAGAAGCAAGATACACTATGTCAAAAGAAGTTAAACAAATCTTAATTAAATAATATGAATAGTATAGAGTTAAAACCAACAGGTAACGAAGACCATTACAGACTTACTATTAATCGGAGTAGATGTAACTGGAGAACAAGAGAGAAGTGTATTCAGACACATTATAGAAACTATAGATAACGGAATAGAAGTAGGAATATAAATATTAACAATTAAATTAAAATTAGAATTATGAGTTTACAATTAACAGGAACAATTAAATTAATCGGAGAAAAACAAGTATTTGACTCTGGATTTCAGAAAGTAGAATTTGTTATCACAACAAATGATGAGAAGTACCCTCAAGATGTTAAGTTTGAAATCGTACAAGATAAGGTAGATGACTTTATCAAGTACAATAAAGTAGGAGCATCTGTAGACGTTAGTTTCAACGTTAGAGGTAATGAGTACAATGGTAAATACTATGTGAGTCTTTCGGCTTGGAAAGTATTTAAAGCAGGAGTTAATGCACCAGCAACAGATATTGGTGTGCCAACAGAGGAGTTAGCAACTAACGATTTACCTTTCTAAATTAGATAAAGGGAGGTTTAAAAGCCTCTCTTTTTTTTATTAATAAACAAAACAAAAAATATGACAGAACAAGAATTACAAGAACATAACGACCACATAATGTATATGCAATCTATAGAAGAAGAATGTGCTATAGATATAAATAAAAAGATTGAACATCCACCTGTAGCGATTAGCTTTAAGAACAAAGAGGTAGTTACTAAAGATGGTAGTGTTAAAGAGTTTCCTATTCCTATTGGAACTTATGGTAACTTTAGCTTTATACAAGCACCTCCAAAGTCAATGAAAACATTTT